AACTGTTTGACAATAACAGCATCGTTAGAGTGATTGCCATTCACACCGTAAGCAGTTCTAGCTTTCGTAATATCAGCGATATCATTTATTTTACCCGAATCATTTACAATTTGATCAATCCAAGAAGCCTCTGTTTTTTGAGGCACTTGCAGAATATTAGTCATCCAATTGCCATCTTTATCTTGATAGCGAAGACGCTCTTCAAATTGTTGAGAAAAATTCTGTTCAACCACTTTCTTATCAAAATTAACCCAAGGAACATTCGTCCAACTTTTAGGAAGTTTGTTTGCATAAAAAATTTCAAATTCTGAAAGCTTTACTTTCTTTCCAAGTGAGAATTTCTTAAGATCTATTTCGGGAACAATTGCTTCTAACTTAAAAAACTTAAAACCTGTTCTTCTTGCTTCAGGACTTTCAACACCAAAAAATGCTTCACTTAAGAAAGAGTTAGGATTATATACTCCAAAACGTTTTAAAACAGAAATACTTAAAGGTTGTCTAGGAGGTAAACCCAAAAGATTACTAATCGAATCGGGCAATGTGTATCCTTTCTCAGGTTCGCCAAACAAAGCTCTCTTTCCTATGGATTTCCAGTCAAAAGCACTCTTTGAAGGTTTGGCTGTTTCTAAATACTCTTGAGAAAGTCGTCCAAAATATCTAGTAAAGTTCTTGAGAATTGGAACTTGAGATTCCAAATACTTACTCATCACTTTCGCAATTTCTTTAAAGTCAGCGGGAGTAACAACTTTTTCATAACTTTTGCTCATCTTCTCAACAAGGTCTTTTGTCTTTGAATCCAAAAAGTAAAGCTGATCTAGAATATCATCACCTGGGTCAAGACCTTTGTTAAAGATATCTCTGACATTTTTCCTAAGTACCATCAATTCATTATATATTTCTGGATTTACTTTTTGGTATCGAGCAGCACGCGCTGAAATCTCATTTAGAACAGTCTCTCTATCAGAAGCTTTTACAACTAAAGTACCTTCTTGTTTACCAAGTACTTTACTAAGTTTGGCTTCTACATTCAAAGCACCTGTCCTTTCTCCAGCACCATACAAAATCACCATATTTTGTGCTTTTGCTGCTTTTCTTAAATCTTTTTCTGTAAGCCCTAACTTTTCATTTATTGCCTTGAATGTAGGATCGTTAAAGGTTGAAGCAGCAATCTCATCGTATAATCTACGTTTTTGATTAGTAAGTACAACATTGCTAAGCTCAGCAAGCTCTTTATTTCTTGTGGTTAAGGCAATTATCTGAGCACCTGACGATGAAGCGTCTTGCTCTAAAGCTAAAGCGGTTTTATAGCTCTCAAGTCTTTTAAGACTTTTTGAAGAATAGTCGCTGCCCAAATATCTGTCTACTTTAGCGAACTCCATGGCAAATCTGAAAAACTTATTTATCTCTTCACCATCGATATTAGCAACGATATCAGACTCAAGAATCTCTCGAAGATCTTGCGGTTTTGCTCTTAACATTTTATTGCCAATATCAACCACACGTGTTCTCCACTTTTCAGAAACTTTCTGTCTACCGGGGAAAGAAAGTGAATTTAAGTTGCCTTCAAAGAACTCGCTAATACCTCCAAGAAAAGCTCCTAGTTGATCTTGAAGATTATAGAAGCCCTCTTCTCCTAAAACTTTAGCTTCGGAAGTGTTTAAGAAAGGTCGAAAGGTCTCTCCCGATTGTGGGGAGATCAAACCTCTATCGTAAATACGCGCACGATGGTCTAGAAACGGATGATTGGAAAAAGAATAATCTTTTTCAGATAACCACTGCATTGCCTTAAAACGTTCGTATGTATCGCCTCGAGAAGCTAAATACTTTTTTAATACGTTTAAACCGTCGTAATAAGCTGCCTTACCTTTATCGTCTTTAAAATCTAGCATTTTATTTACAAATGTGAAATAGTCTTTATCAATTTTATATTCAGCCTTTGAAGCCCAATTCAAAGCATTGACCATACTAGTATCAATCATGTCTTCAGGGAAGTCACTGAAACTTGAAGTAGATGTGATTGGTATTCTGGTATCATAAATACCTAAAACACCTCTATCTGCAAAATATGTCTTAAAACCTTCTTTGAAGAGCAATCTATTCTTTTCTGATTTTACAGGTATTCTTAATCCTAGCTCAACTTTTCTGACTAGCTTAGCATACTCTTGTAATTTAGGGTCTGTTAGTCTTATACTATAAGACATTGTATCGTAGTATGGTCCAAAATAAGCGCCACTTAATCGACTTCGCATTCTTCTTTTTTGAATGCCAAAAGTTTCTAACTCATAAAGATCTTTAACACCTTTTGACTCAAGAACTTTTAAGCCTGCCTCGTACCACGAATTTCTAGTACCGTTAAGATTTGCCGTATTGTAAAGATCTCTACCAAGAGAAACAGCTAGTTGGTCTCTGTCAGGCGTATCGCCTAAGGCTAGTCTGTGAATAAGTCTTAAATAGAACTGATGCATCTCAGAGTCTGTATTACGAAATGCAAAAGGTTTCAGAAGCTCTTCTTGAAAAAGTAATTTGTTTTTCAAAAGAACTTTTGATGCAAATTTAGGAATTGTTTTATCTTCAAATAAATTCTTAGCTACAATGTTATTTATAAAGTTGTTATGCAAATCTTCTAATTGCAGAGGTCCAAGAACCGGATCAACATAGTTGCTGTCCTTGATCTTTTTAATTACATCCGCCCCTTTCCGAATTTGCGTTTCAATTGCATCAGAGATGTTCGTAACGTCAAACTTTATTTGACTTTGAGTTACAGCTTTAAAATTTTGCCAAATTTCTCCGCTAGCTCTTTGTCTTTGAAATACAATTCTCAGGTTACTAGCAACAACAGCTCTTTCATTAACGCTCATGTAATCTTCTAAAGATTCAACAAAATCTAGTATGTATTTTTTATCTTTTAGCAAAAGTGTTTCATTATCTTCAACTAGCCTCAACGCATTGTTTAATACTGAAGGGTTAGGTTGGTACATTCGAGTGTCTTCATATCTGCCCGTAAGAGGATTAAACTTGAGCTGATCTTCTGTAGGCGGTGTTGTAAGAACTCTTTTCTTTGTTGTGTTTTTACTTGGAATCAATAATCCACGATAGTTTGTTAACGACAATGTTCCGTTTAATTCGGAAGCTTGAAGCAAATAGTAGTCTTTTAGAGTTTTCGTCAAAGATTTGTTATCAAGAAAATCTTCAATTCTATTTGCTCCTAAGTACATTGCGTCAAGTTTTTCTTTAGCTGTTGCAAATTTAGCAGTATCGTTTGGTATTCCAAAGTCGGTAAGCTGTCGAAGTTCTTGAATGTTTATCTTGTTACCTGCGTCATTTGTAAACTGATCGAGCTTTAATTGTTGAGATCTAAACAGTTCAACTTTTTGATAATCCCCAAGGTGTTTGAGTTGAACTTCTTTAGGTTGTCTTAGCAGCCAAGAGTTGTAAGACTCTCTCAAAGGCGTTTGTCCGTCATAGAATTCAACTTGCTTCTTGCTCAGTTTCTCTAGGTTGTCTTTTCTTACTTGAGAAACACCTTGTAAGCTTGCTACATCAGACCAAGACTTAAATACAGGTGTTGTAGTCGATCTACAATTAAAGTGAGCAGGTGGTAAGAACATTTTCTCAGATACTTTGAAAACTTTCCCATCTCTTGCAGCACAAATAGGAGTGGTTCTTGCATCAAGTACAGAAATATACTGCCAACCTTGAAGCACCTTCTCATTTGCTTTGTACACCGCATGGTCTGCTTGAGCTACTACACTTGTCATTGCCGTCACAACAAGAGCTCTTGACTGAAATCTTGTTATGTTATAGACATTGTTTTTTCTAACTTCTAAAGCTAGTTCTTCTAAGGACTTATTCTTTGCCAAACCTTCTCTTATTACCGATTCAATACGCTTCTTTTCACCTATGGAAATACCTTTCCAACCAGCTTCTAGATTTTTATTCTTATAGAGAGGTGTTTCAAGTACAATGTTCTCTGCAATAGTTTTAGAAGGTCTTTCAGTAGCCCAAATCTTACTTATTGCACTTTCTAAGTTTTGAAAAGTAAAGGATATTTGATCTGATGTAAGATCAATCAAACTCTTTTTGGAAGTTTTAAATGCTTTTATTGCAAACGAATCTATTTCCTTGAAGATATTCTTAAACATTACACTTGTTTTTCTAATATCAGATTTGCCAATTGTACTGTCTAAATTGTTTGAGTGTTCTTTTACTAATTGCTCTATCTTACTGTTTACGTCTCTCTCATACAGTCTGATCATTGCGCTTCGATCAACGACTTTATCAAAGACTCTGGTATTAGCATTCATTTCTTAAAATCCTTTGAATATCTCTCAACCCACTTTACCATGCCTATAAGATCTCCGTCTTCAGCATAATAACGACTCCAAATATATTCAATTTGCTCCTTTGTTAAATCGGGTTTTACTGAATAGCTGTTTTGTGGCCTACTATATAAAGGTGTTATGTTAGAAACATTATTTGGAATGTAAGTATCGACTAGCTGAACTAACAATCCAGAACGATCAAATAATCCATAACAAAGCGGTATTTGCTCGTATTGAGTTGCTAGAGCAGCCTTCCATATCTTCCAAAAAGTCTCTTCAGGTGCTATTTGATTTTCTTCACAGTACTTTTCAAACTTCTGTCGATCGTCCACATTTGACATCTACCCATAACGGTTTACTGATCTTCTTTCATCTCTAATTTATCTGAGTATTTTTCAGATGCCACTAAAAGAGGGTCACTGGCAATTTCTTGCTGACCCGCCACATCATCATATTCAGATGTTAACATGTCATTGTGTTTAAGAATTTCCAGCCAAGTACTTCGTGGGATAAGACCTTGTTGATACCAATCCGTAGCAAGTCGTAACCAATCTGCGCCCAAAGGGATAGGATTAAAATCCGCAGACAGAGAAAATCTAATTGCGCTGATTGGAATCTCAATGTCATAACGCCAACTTATCATAAAAGCAATCACTTGACGAAGTGTTGCGCTAACTTTATTATTCAAAGTCCCCAGTTGAGCTGTCTGCGCTGCGTTTCTGATTTCAAGTGCAACACCTGATTGAGCACTTTCAGGAGAAAGCATTCTAATACCTAATTTTGCCATCTCCTCGATCGATTGCGATATCGTTCTATCCATATCTTTCAAAGCGTCTGTAGGTGTCTCTAATATTTTCGCCTCATCTCCTTGACGTAAACGAAGCCAAGAACCAAGCCCTTGATTAACAATATCTTCGAAGTCTTCATCAGACATGTCGGAAAAGATTACAGGAGTATATGTTGCAGCACCGTATAACAAATGGTTTCTACGGCTAATTTTATTATACAGATTAATTTCTTTATCTACAATAGGCAAGATAGAGGGCTCATTTGGCTCTATACTACCGTTGAGAGGCCAAATGGGAATTTCTTTTAAACGTTCGCCATTTTTAAAAATACGATCGTTTTTCTCAACTTCTTTAAAGACTGCTTTATTCAAAGGGATTGTTGTTTTCCCATTGATATTCTCTACGTAAGAACTTTCTTCCAACCTTTTGAATTTCCTGATCTGATACAAACCGTCTTGGTCTAGTTCATGTACATACACTACTTCTGTATACGAAGGGTGAAACTCATTCTTTTCGAAACCTTCTTCATAATTCTTAATGATAACTCTGTCTAAAAGAATCTTGCCATATTTACTCTTACGGGTTCTCCAATTAACTACGGATTCCGCTTTGATAACAATTGGATATGGTTTGTAACCATCTAACTCTTCTCGCGTAAGATTGTCTACACTCTCAACTTTAGGGTAATCAATAAGAACCCAACATCTACTTGTTTGAATTTCTTCCCACAAAGCTTCGTCTAAAAAGGATGACAATGTGTTATCGTCTTTGGAAAAAGAATTCATGATCCATTCTGTTATCTTTGTACTGAACTCTTCGGGAATACTAAAGATAGGTTGTTTTCGCAGTAAACCGCCTACAAGCATCTTGCAAAATTGAGAAACAATACCTGGCAACTCTGCTTCTGCTTTATAGAAAGAGTACTGCCTGTCTGTCATAGACGGCGAAAAAGGAATTAGAAGATTAGAAAAAGTATTTGTATCAATCGTTGAATCGAAGTCTTTTACATACTTCTCGCCACTACATACCGCCCTGCTTTTCTTCCAAAGAGGTAGTAATGCTTCATAAGATGCATTTGGGTCTGCTACAGTCTTAACTGCAGCTTGTGCAGCATTAATAATAGTCATTTAAGCCTCAACTAAAAGTTGGTAGGGCATCTACTCTAACAGTTTCTGCAGGAGCGTTTACAATGTTGTTTATTGCTACCGTATATACAACTTGATACTTACCATCGCTTTGTAAAGAAATGCCTCTAGAAATAACAAAAGACTGAGGACGTGTGTCGGTTGATGGGATTGGTGAATAATATTTTTCGAATACCTTGGCTAAATTAGAGTGCAAAAAATCCCTGATATCGTCAGAGATAGTTGTATTGCCCGCAGTACCCACTGCCGCCCCCACGTTAGCCGCAGGTATATAAAAACCCGACGAGGCGGTAGCAGGGGTCGTTATGGCTGCCCCTGTGCCTAGCCACGTAGCGAGGGTTGCCGAAGAAGGATTTACAGCCATTTTAGTCCCTCAATCTTTTGTTAAACTCAGAAAAAGAACCTACAAAGGTTTCTTTGCTCTTGCTATTGACAGCTGAAATTCCTGTTCCAGTTGGAGTAATAATCCAATTAGAGGGAACTCTATCGCTAAAAGACTCTGTAGTGACAGTAACCACTTCAGCTGTTTTGCTCTCAGATGTTATATTAATCTTAAGATTTTTCATTGAACTTATCCTTTCTGGAGATGCGCCCACGCTGCATTCGCAATGTTTTTAATAAGGTCTGGCTGTTCTTCTAAAGAATCTCCAGGTTGAAGAGAGTAACGCTCGTAAGTTCTTGCTATCTCTATTGAATCTCTTGAAACGATAGAAGCAATTCTTACTTGAATTGCCCAATTCTCAATAATTTCAATTCTGTCAATAACCTTATCTTCGACAATCAAGTTAAACTCCTGTAAGTTAAAGAACCTCGAATAAAGCCTGTTGCACTTATTCCTGAACCAATGCCATAGTTAAATCCAGCATACGATGCTCCGTGTCTAAAAAGATACATTCTGCTATTGGTTGACAAGAGTTCTAAAGATATTTCTGTGCCGCCTGTTCCTCCTAGCCCGCTATAAATAATAGCAGAAGCTGCACTTACAAGAGGTGCAAACGGTACTCCGCCTACATAAACGTTTCCACTTGCTCCAGTAGCGTTAAACGCAGACCATGCCACTTGAAATACCAAATTAACAAGTTGCCCTATTTTTACGTATCTTCCGTAAGTAGAGGCAGTATTAATAGTCCAAGCTGCGTTTACACCATCACTCACAATTGTTGGTGTAAAAACACCCTCTTCATAATCGTCTAACACGGTAGGGTTTGCAGAAGCTACAGATATTGCCGGAAAAGCAATTCCGTTAGAGCCTCCAACATATCCACTGGCATCTGCGACAACATAGTTTGCTAAGGGAGCATATAAAAGAGGGTGAGAGTGATTTAGTGGGGAATACAATGTTGAGTGATTATGAACACTAAGCTCATTGTTCAAATTGATAAAGTTATTATCAAGTTCTGAATTTGTTAAGGGGCTATTCTTAGCAGTAGCCCCAGTCTCTCTAGTAACAATTTGAGCCATTCTAGCCCCTTAACGTTGATTAAGAAATAATAGTCTTCCAAGTAATTGCCAAAGTATCCAAAGCACCTTTGTTAACTACATCGAAAAGAACGCGAGCAAGACCTGTACCGCCTGTTGCAGCATTTACTAATAAAGCCTCAGTAATAGCACCTGTTCCAACGCCTGGGCCAAATGTGGCAATATATTGAACAGAATCGTTAGCTACGGTTGTAGTAACCAATGTGGTAGAATCCAATGCAACTCGTGTAGATTCTACGCTAAGCGCAGTCTGTACTTTTGTTACAGCACTTGTGCCAATACCGATAGCCATGTGAGACATTGCAGCTTGAGAAGTGTTTACCATTCTACTTGCAATGTAAGCCAAACCACCGTTCAAAACCATATTGGCTTTTTGCTCTTCACGAAGATTGCCTTCACTGTCAAACAATTGAATAGTAACAAGACCTTGAATATTTACTGTTTCATTAATCATTGTGTTTCCTTAAAAACTTCGGGTTGATCCAGTGTAACCTGGGTTTACAAAATCGGCGGAGAAATAGCTTTGATTGTATAAAAAGCCGCTATCCGCAGTAATAGAACTGTCTGAAAGCTCCTTATTAGGAGCTGTTTTTAGGGTGCTCGAAATGTCTTGAGCCGTAACTATATCTGCAAAAGCTTTCTTTATATGCTTCGTCATGCCATCTGAAATAACTGATGTTTCAACTAAATTCTTTAAAGGTCTTTTAGCAACACTGTCAGCTGTTACTAAAGTTTCTATCAAAGCTTTAGTTACACACTTAAGTGCCGCATCTGATGCCAATGTAGTTTCAACAATAACTTTTGTTGGCTTGTTGTGCAACATATCTGCAATTACCACAGTTTCAATGTCAGTGCTTTTAAAATGTTTCGAAGTATTGTCAGAAGCCGTAATTGTCTCTATCAAAGCCTTCGAAGGTTTTAATAGAGCAGTATCAGTAGCTACGGAAGTTTCTATAAGAAACTTGACAGACCTTTTAGAGAAAACATCTGCTAAAATAGCAGTTTCCGTCAACATTTTTGAAGATCGTTTTTGTGCGCTGTCTGCAATGGTTATATTTTCAGAAAAGATTCGATTTAGAGTTAACAGAATCAATACTGTATCAGAAACACCTAGTGTTTCTACAAATGCTTTAAAAGGTCCTTTTGAGATTGTATCCGAAACATTCATACTTTCAGATAAAGACTTTGTGAGCTTTTTAGAAGAAGTGTCTGCTGTAACAATAGTCTCCAAAAAGACTTTGTATAAAGCATTCTTTATAGTGTCACCGGCGGTAATGTTCTCTGAAATAAATCTATTCATAATCAACAAGATAGAAATTACATCTGAAACCGAGCAAGTTTCTAAAAGACCTTTGATTGCTCTTTTTGACATATTGTCGGTTGATGTAACAGTTTCCAGAATATTCTTAGAAGATCGCTTTGAAAAGTGCTCAGTTGCAACCAGTGTGTCAGATAGCTCTTTAGACAAGCGTTTAGAGGCTAAATCGGCTATGGCAAAAGTATCAGTAAAAAGCCTATTTAGTGTCAAAAGAACAGAAACAATATCAGAAGCAGTAGTTGTTTCTGTAAATTGCTTGTCAATTTTTATAGAATTTGTATCAACTGCTGTCAACGTCTCTAAAAGGTTCTTAAAAACTCTCTTTGAGGCTATGTCAGTTACAGCCGAAGTGTCTGTAAAAAACCGATTAAGAGTCAATAACATAGCTACTACATCAGATGCAGAAGCACTTTCTGAAAAGTTTTTAGAAACACGTTTAAGAATTGCTTCGGAAACAGTTAAATTTTCTAATAACTGCTTTTTAGCAGATTTTGCAACAATGTCTGAAGGGCTGATTGAATCACTTAAGAACCTGTTAAGTATCAACAAAATTGTTACAATGTCAGTAGCGACTGCACTGTCTGAAACTTGCTTAATGAATCGCTTGTCCAACACTTCTGATATTGCTAGAGTTTCCAAAACACTCTTTACAGAACGTTTGAAATGTGTATCTGTTGATACAAGCGTTTCAATTAACTGTTTTATAGGATTTGTTGAAAAAGAATCTGCAGTTGAAACGGTGTCAGAGAAGGGCTTAGAACTTCTTTTTGATAGAGCTTCTACTATGGTAGCATTATCTAGGATACCTTTTGCAAAGGCTCGAAGACAGCTATCTGAGGTCGTCAACGTTTCTACCAGATTTTTAATTGGCTTTAACCCGACTGTATCGTTTGCAACACCTAAGTCAATAAAAGGCTTACTTGATTTTTTAACAGAAATGTCTGTAATTGAAGAAGTGTCTACAATTAATTTATTACCGTTTTTAGTAATTACATCGTTTGTTGAAACTGTTTCAGAAACACCTTTCACAAGCCTGTTATAAGCAAGATCACTCGTTACTACACCTATTGTAAAAGATCGATTGAAAGTCAACAATTTTGAAAAGACATCACTTGCTGATACCGTCTCATCAAATCTTTTCGCTACACGTTTAACAACCGTATCTGTTAAAGCAACCTGTTCTTTCAATTCTTTGGATAAATACTTGTTAAAAATATCGGTAGTTGCGAGAGTTTCAGAGTATGTTTTAAGAAGTTTCTTAGAAGCTGTATCTGTAGCCGTTGCACTGTCAAGATAACTCCTTCTTGCTGAGAGAACTAACTCAACACTATCACTCGTCAAGGCAAATACAGAAAGAACTTTTGTAAATTTGGCGTATTGATCATCATCTACAGACGCTTCTCCGTAGATATCATCTGTAACAACCAAAATATCTACAATTGCTTTTCTGATTGTTTTTACAGAAAAGTCTTGCAGGGTTATTTCTTCTTTGAGTCCTTTAGAAAAACGTTTAGACTGAATATCTGAAATCTCTACGAGTTCTGAAAAGACTTTAGAAAAACTCTTGGCCCAGATATCTGAAACAACCGCAGTATCTAATCCTGTCTTCTGAATTCTTTTAAAGGCTGTATCCAAGACAGTAGCATTTTCAAGAAAACTTTTTCCAATAGAAGTGGTTAAAGCCTCTGACACACCAACAGTCTCAATAACACCTTTGATTAAACGTCTTGTTAAAACATCAACAGCAGTTGCAGAATCGCTAATCTGCTTACTGGCTTTTAAACGGACTAAATCGCTAACTACTGTACTATCAGAGAGTAATTTTGTGACTACTCGTCGCATTATCTCACTAAAAGAAACAGAATCGTTTAATGTTTTCTTTAAGCTTGATTTTACAATGTCTGAATAGTTGACAATCTCATTGAAACGTTTTGTTAGTTTACGATTAGAAGAATCGGCAGTAGAAGCGGTACTCTCTAAAGCTTTTATTGGTTTTAGAGAGACACTGTCATAAGCTGTTGAAAGGATTTGTAAATAGAGCCCTAATAAACCTTCAGGAATATTCTCTTCACCTAAATTTGTAATAAGTGCATTAAAGAGTACTTGATCAACACTCGCTAAAATCTCTTTAGAAGCGTTAAAAGACGCTGTAACAGCCTTTTGCACTTTGACATTGGCAGCGCCATTATCAATAAGTGCTTTAGCTACAATTTCCTTAGAGTCACTGAAAGATGATGAAACTTCTTTTTGTGAAGCAATTTTAGCAGAGACTTGTTTTACAGTATCTTTAGCTTGAATTATCTTTCCAGTGAGTCTAATGTCTTTTTTCATAGGTCAGGCACGTAATCAGTAGGGCTAAACAAGATTTCTACCATGCCTCTAACGGGTTTCCAGGTTCTTACAAAGATCACATCATAAGGCTCTGTAACTCGCAATTCAAAGAAACCATATACAGGAAAATTAACTTGAGGTTTAATTAGATAAGTCGAACCTAATGAATTAGGAAATTGTACAAATATTTTATTAAGAACAGTTTCAACCCATGTACCGTCAACACCAGGTGGTAAAGGATTAATACGATTAGCACCTATCAAAAGTTTCCAATATTTGTTATCATGCCTAACAACATTTTCTTTGCTATACACTCCCGTTGCTAACCAATCGCCTCTGTATGTAGGAACTCTTACAACAAGCCTATTGATAACAGGATTAACAGCAATATTAGTTGGTTTATCTGTCTGATCTATTACATTTAGCGCTTCTACTACAACCGCTTCAAACGAATATAAAGAAGCTGGGTGTACAGGAGCGCCATTCACAATAACAGGTTCATTCTCAATAAAATTCATCAAAACAGGAAATTCTAATTGTTCTCCTTTTACAAAAGAAAACAAAACACTACCTGAGTCGTCTACTAACTGTTCTTCTATCTGAAGCAGACTAGACCTTGACATTGTGGCCTCCTGTCTTACTTTCTACTTTGTCTACCAATTTCATTAAATACTCTACAGTACTTTTGAAATCCTCTTTGTTTATATAATTACCAGATACACGAGTATCAACACTAGTAACAAGATGTCTGAGTTCTGAAACAGCCTTTTCAAGCTCTTTTAGCTCGTTACCTGTCGCAAATTCTTTTACTAAGTGAAGTTTATTGTTTTCAAGATTTAAATTAGTTTCTTTCAAATTTTCCTTGAGTTCCTTGATATCGCTGATGATACTTGTAATAAATTTTCCACCAAGTATCACAATTGCGCCCCACAAGAGATTCAAGTATTCTGCATAAGTTACTACGTCTTTCATATAAGACCTCATTAAAAATTGAATCCTCTAGAGGAAACTTTAGAACCTATTCCAACAGGGAATAGGTATTCAATGCCATATCTAATTCCATCTGAAAAGTGTTCAACACCTTCTGATTTATCAATAGTGGCTGTATCAGGGTTTCGGTCCACCCATTTGGTTCGTTCTAATGAATTAATGACTCCACTACAGCGAGGGTGAATGTACATCTGAACATCACCAGCTGCATTTAAGAGTTTTCTATTAACTGCTTTTACAGAATCTACAATAGGCGGTGCTTTTGATTTAGCTAAGCATGTAATGCCGTACGACTCTAGGATACTAAAATCGGTTCTACCAATAGGTGCAGACGTCTTTCGTGCTCTTCCTGAAGGGTCAGGATAAGCATATATTTTATGACCTTTGTATTTTGTAGCAAGGCTAATAGCAAGAGTTTCTGTATCTGGATGTCCTTTAAACTCTTCTAAGATGTGAACCTGATTGCCTCTGATGGCCATTGCGGAAGAGCATTGAATACCTACGTTAAAGTCAATGCAGATATGTACTACTTCATCTTTATTGAAGTATTCAAGTGATTTATCGATATGCTTACTTCGGTCAAAACAGTAGAAAACACTGTTACCAGAGTCAGAAAAGTTAGCTAAATATTCAGATGCAAAATCTACGGGATCGATTGTGTGTTTTATTCTTTCAATTTCTTTAGGGTCTAAGAAAGGAGATTGTGTATAATCAAAAGTATATGATTTCCAAAGATCGTCTTTTTCAGCATTGGTATACAATTCGTGAAAGTAGTTATAACCCTTAGGTGTGCTTATAAATAGAGCTCTACCAGGAGACCTTGCACCATTAGCTCTAGCACGTTCTTCACTCCAACGAGTCACAATAGAAGGCTGAATTACAGCTTGCCATGCCTCTTTTGGTTGTATACCTTTTTTACAAGATGAAACTTCATCCCAAATGCACATATAACAACCCTTACCACGCATTCTTTCAACAGCTTCATAAGAAAGCAATCTAAGCTCTACGTTTTTAGGGAATACAAATCTACCTAAGTCTCGGGAAGCTTTTAAACAATATCTTTCCATTCCTAGGTCATTATAAATTAAAGGGTAATAGATATCAGTAACTTGATCATAGGTAGGAGCTACAATATACACGAACTTATTAGATACCCATTCAGGTAGTTCTAAAAGCTCAAATACAGATGTTATTGCAGCTACAGAGGCAAAATATGATTTACCAAAACCACGAGAAGTATTTAATACATAGAATCGATTACTTCTTTCCACAAACATGTCTTCATATACCAGAGACTGTTTACTATGTAATTTAATCATCCTCT